CAGACAGGTAAATATAGAGGTAAAACTCGTAATCCTGGTGAATATGTTACGACTGGATACAGTGATGTTGCAATGAATGTGACTGATGCAAATAGTCGTATGAGTCGCAGTCAAAACATAAAATATTATGTTGAATTACCTATTCCTCAAGAAGTAAGTGATTCTAATACAGTGAGTTGGGGTGAAGATAAAATGAACATATTTCAACTAGCAGGTATAACAGCAGCGAGTCAATTTCAAAAAGATGCAGGACAATCATTCCAACAAGCACTTGATTTTATGCAAAAAGGAATATCCTTTAAAGGGTTTGATGAAGGAACACAAAACGCAATAAGAAATGCTATCAGTGGTGCTGCTATCAATCAACTTGGTGGTAACGTGAGTATGTCAAGTATAATATCTAGAACAACAGGTCAGGTATTGAACTCAAACTTAGAATTGTTATTTGGTGGAGTAAACCTCAGATCATTTCCTTTCAGTATTACATTTACACCAAGATATTATGAAGAAATGATGGAAGTGAAACAAATAATAAGGCAATTGAAAAGTTCAATGAATGCAAAAGGAAAAACAATGAGTGCTGGATCAGCATCAGGAGCGTTTCTGAAATCTCCAGATGTATTTTCATTACGATATCTACATAATGGGCAAGATCATCCATTTCTTAATCAATTTAAGATGTGTGCTTTAACAGGAATGAGTGTTAATTATACGAACGCTGGAACATATGCAAGTTATGGAGATGGTTCACCTGTAAGTATAAGATTAAATATGACATTCAAAGAACTCAATCCAATATACTCTGAAGATTATGATGGTATGACAGATGATGAGGGAGTAGGATTCTAATGGGATATTTTAGAGAGTTACCTGATCTTGCATATCAGTCACCACTATTACATAAAAACTCATCAAGAGATTATGTTCTTATTAAAAATTTATTTCGTAGAACTAAACTTTTTGATTTTCTAAAAGATAATGTATCACTACTAGATAAGTTTACGATTGGTGATGGTGATCGTCCAGATATGATTGCAGAGGAGTTATATAATGATCCTTCACTTGATTATGTTGTCATACTTGTTGCAGGTATAACAAACATATATGAGCAGTGGCCACTTCAAGACTTTCAAGTTTTTGATTATGCTCTTCAAAAATATGGAAGTGAATCAGCGTTAGGTGAGGTAAAACATTATAAAACTCTTGAAATAGTTGATGATCAGCAAAGGTTAATATTACCACCAGATTTAATCGTTGACGCAGATTTTAAAATTGATGGTACAAATGTACAATATCCATCAAATAAAAGATATACATTAAAGGCATTAACAGGTAATAGACAATTAGATGATAAAGATGAATTTACTGTATTATCTGACAATATTGCATATCCTGTGTCTAATCTTGAATATGAATATGAGGTTAATGATTCTAAAAGGGAGATAAGTGTCTTAAATCGTGGGTACTTACAAGTATTCATTAATGATTTAAGAGATGTTGTAAGATATGATAAAAGTTCAAGTTATATTACAAATAGTATCGCAGCAACAGAAAATACTAACGTCGTTAATCCATAAAAAAAGGGGGTCGTTTGACCCCCATGTAATTATTCTTCTGCGAGTTTCGCAAAGTATGATAGTGCATCATCCTCTTCTTCTGCTACTGCAGGAGTTGGTTTTGATACAGCAGCAGTTACTAACTCTTCTGCCTCTCCACGATCAATATCCTCTTCTTCAAACTGTGGTGCAGCGGACTTCTTATTTCCAAGAACATAGTCTAGACGAGTCTTTAACTCATCATATGTCTTGAACTGGTCTGGTGCAACAATCTCAGCAAGTGAGAATTGTTTCTTCCAGAGTGCTTCCATTGCATCATCATCATCAAGTAAAGGACTTGGTGCTGCAAATTCAGAACTATCGTAGTTTCTGTACCCTGCAACATTCTTTGCTTTTAACTTGAAGTTAGCACCTTGCCAGAAATCAAATGGATCGATTGCTTCCTCATCTTCAAACTCTGGTTGCATTGCTGCAGTAAGTTTGTCAAAGATTTTCTTCCCATACTTGTATAGGAATACTTTACCTTCATTCTCAGGGTTTGCAGGATCTTTCACAACATAAACGTTACTAACATAAGTTAACTTACGCTTCTGCTTCCTTGCTGTTTCTTTTCCAGCATCAGTACCATTATTCCAGAGTAATGAGTTATACTCGGAAACTGGGTCTTTCTGTCCAAGTGTAGTGAGTGAGTTCTCAATGAACCATCCACCAGGACCTTGGAATGCATGTGAATATAGTTTTACAAATGGTAAATCTTCACCTTCGGGTGCAGGTAGGAATCTGATAACAGCATAACCGTTACCTCCTTTGTCTACATCTAACTTCCAGATACGGTCATCAGCGTTACCGCCCGTGTTGTTCATCTTCTCAACTTCTTTTACTAACTTTGCAGTAAGTGAGCCAAGTTTAGATTGTTTTTTTAGGTCTTTAAAAGACATTTGGATACCTCGGATAAATTGGATATTTTAGATAATTGGATTATAACAGATTAATAATCAATTGTCAATAGACTTCTTAAGAGTCTCAATAGTATTTGACATACCACTGAATAAAAGCAACATATCAGTTCCTTCTGGAAATCCCATCAGTTCCACTGATTTTTGCAAATGATTCTTTAATTCTATTGCTTCTTTATCATCAGAGAGACTAATGCGAGTGTACATTACTTTTTGTCTTTCTAATAATTCAGTAAGTTTTTCAATGTGGTCAACTTTGTCTTCACGACAAAAAGTTCCAAACTTCATTGCATTCTTGTAAATAGACATCTGCAATTCGTTTATCTCTTGTAGTTCTTCACGAACTATGTCTGAATCAAAAAAATCACTCATTTACGATTTCCCGTAGTATTTTTTTAAAGTTGAATACATTAATATTTAGGAAAGGTTTATATTTCCTTATTTTTAAACTGACGGTTTCCCATACGGGATCGAACAGTTTCTCGTCAAATTTTTCTGAGAATGAAAATATTATATCATATATTACAAAAGTTTCAAGTGAGATATCCCCACCTAAAAATCTTTTTAATATAATAGGGTGTCCTTTACCACACTCAAATAATTCTTCTAAGTTATTATTTTCCAACAGTTTTCCCGATTCTTCTTTAAACAAGTATGAAATACTCTGTTTTCTTCTCATCCAATCTGCATATGTTCTTTCTCCAGAGTTAATAATCTCACCAATCCACAGATTCTTCGGATTATCTGTAGTTACGAAATTTGCAAGTAAAAAATCAACTATTTCACCATCAGAGTATTTTCTTGATGTTTTCTCAAACCAATACTTATCCTTTCTTTTATTGAAGGATGACATTGTTGCACGAGATTTACCACCATACCTAAAAAAGTCATACTTACGGTTAGTAAAATGACTTTTCATTGATAGATATGATTGATAGGTTTCAAATGGAGTCACTTTCATCATCTTCCTCTTCACTATCTAATTCTGTAATTGCATCAACGGGAACTTCTGCTTCACCGATACGATACCAATGTTGATTCATACCAATACTATCAGGTCTGACACCTAAGTACTGTAAATCACGGAAAGTATGCTCACGAAGCATCGCTTGCAATCTCCAATGAATTAATTCTGATTTTTTCATTATAAAGGCAATTTTGCTCTTGATGTAGGTTTCATAAAATTAAGACGGGTCGCATCCCATTTTAATCTTTCTTTTAAAGGTTTGGATATTAACTTCGATACTGATTCTACCTCAATATTGTTAGTTTCGCAATAGTAACAGATTGCATCAATATAATTAAAGTCTTCTTCCTCTGCAACAATCTTTTCGATTTCCATTGCAAATTTTGAAGGAGTCAAGAATTTATTCTCGATTGCCTGTTCTAGTTCTTTATTTGGTTCCATAGAGTTCCAGTTTATCTTGAATAAATTTGTTAATGTATTCTCCGAGGAGTTTGATATACTTTGCTTTGTTGTACTCTTCATAGACGATGCATTCTCCATTTTCACAGGACATGATAATTACTAATTTTTTGACAGGAATGCCTGTCAATTCATATAACATACAACCGTATGCCATACACTGGACAAAGTAATGTTCAATCCAGTCTCTCGGCTTTGGTTTTTTTGAAGTCTTAAAATCTATTATCGCTAACTCGTCTTCGTATTCCGCAATACAATCGACTGTTCCAGCAATTCCTAGTTGCCTACTGTAGAGAGAACCCTCTAAAGCGTAAATATTATTTATATTACCAATTTTTTGCTTCGCCACATTAAACAGAAAATTAGATATTGGAGGAACTTTTGGAAGTTTCTCATCATTCAATAAATGATGCTCTGTAAGTGTATGAAAGTCAGTGCCACGAGTAGTAGCTGCTTTGGTAATACGGTTTGCTTCTTCATCACCTACTTTCTTTCGCCAATTAATAAAAATTTCTTTATTATAATGACTTGTAACAGATGTAATTGAAACTAATTTAATTAATTCATCTTCATCAGGCACAGAGTAGTATCGAACACCGTCAATAGTTTCTCTGGAAAGTTTAGGAAGATTCAGTTCTACATGATTAAACATTAAAGACCAACTTCAAGTTTTGAAATAATATATTCTTTGACAAGTCCAGAACGAACTATATCATCAATGCCATACTCTATTATATCAAAAGATGGCATTTTACGCAATATGTTGAGAAAATCGTGTATGCCATTCCTGTCATTTGTTTTTACCAAATCACTTTGACTAGCATCACCAGAGAAAATAATTCGACTATTTTCTCCGATACGAGTAATAATTGAATCTAACTCATGAAAATTAAGATTCTGAAATTCATCTACAATTACGATTGCATTATCTAGAGTTGTACCTCTTATAAAGGATGTGCTCCAGAATTTGATTGTTTCTTGTGCTTTTAAATTACCATATAACATCTCAAAGTCAGCATCAGTTGGCATTTGAAACATATATTTTACCATATTTTTATATGGTATTTGGTAAATATCTGCTTTATCCTCATGATCTCCTGGTAAAAAACCAATTTCACGAGTTGATACTAAAGAACGCACAAGATAGATTCTTTCGTATGGTGTTGTCTCATCTAATACATCAGCAAGTGCGTTATATAAGGATATGAATGTTTTCCCTGTACCTGCTGTGCCATATGCAACAAGATGTTTTCCCTCCGCATATGAATCAAAAAGTTTCTTTTGATTATCTGTGATGGGTTCAATATCAAGAAGGTAAGTATTTCCAATCGGTTTTTTACGTTTCATTTGTTTCGTAGTTAAACCGATACCTATGGGTTGATCCCCATTAGTCTTCTTTTTTCTTGGCATTTGATTAAAGTGTCTTTACTCTTGAACCTGGTGATTGTTGTGCTTTTTTAAGAACATCATTCCAACCTGGTTTGGTCTTTCTTAATTTATCTTTCCACTCTCCAACTTCACCGACACCTGGCATAGTTGAGGGATCAGAATAATCCCTTGACCAATCAGGATTGTCAGAACACCACTGATCCCATTCTGTGATACTCATTACAACTTCTTTCTGTTCACCAGTTTTTGTATTTACTACAGGGTATGTTGCCATAATATTATAAAGTAGTATAGTTATTTAGACCCATTCCAGAGCCTCAGATACAGTAGGGAATTGTTCAGTAAAAATAGTCTTACAAGCGTTTGCAATATCCATGTGTTCTTTCTGTGTCCCGTGTCCAGAACGGAGATCAATGTAATGAACCCAAGAACGAACACTTCCAGACATATAAATGCGAGTTGGTGTTGCTAATGGTAATACAAATCGAGCACATTCTTTTGCGATTCCTTCTCTTAATAATTCATTGTATAAATCCATTCCTTCATTAAAATATTGTCTGATTCTTTCTTGTAAAAATTTAGTTTGCTTCTCTGGTATGTCATCAATACTATTCTGACGATTCTTTGTATCTTGTCTTCTTAATTCTGGTAGAGGAATATTAGCGTCTAGTAAGTTTGTATCTGCATATCTTTGACTAAACTCTTGAAATGTAAAAGAACGATGTCGTAATATTTGTGCAGCAAGTCCTCTTGTCGTATTAATCTCAAGTGTCATAAATGCTTGCTCAAAAATTGACCAATGCTGATGTTTGATACAGTATCTTAATAGACCTGCATAATTATCATTGTCTTGGTTATTAGGATTACTTACACGAGCACAATATGCCATGTGCTTTTCAGCATCGGGTGATACACTTACAAGAGATACTTTCATTTAAATCCTTTTGATGTTTGTTCTTCAATTTTTGCTAATTCATTTTTAGCAACTTTAAGTTGTTCTCGAATTAATTTAAGTTGTTCTTTATCGTAGAGATAATCTTTTTTAAGTAATCTCTCTAATAACTTAATTAATCTTTTTGCTCTGCTAGTCTGGGTAGCCATCGTCGTCCTCTAAGATTTCATCATAATCTTGTGTAATTGTTGGAGGTGGACTAACATATGATTCCACATCCGAAAAAACTTCTGCTTTGATATCATCGACTAATAACTCTAAGTTACGAACCATTAGTTTAAGTTTGTCTCTGTCCATAATATTAATGTTTCATGTAATATAGCATAAAAAAAGGAGGGATGCAACCCTCCTGTGTTTATTTTCCATATAGGAACTGAACTTCAGCAGTTATGATTGTGAGAAAGATAGCAGATGCTACACATATCTCTAATGTTTCAATCACTTAAGACTTGTAAGTTCTTTTTCTTGTCTTACACCACGGTAAGTTAGATCGACCTTGTTAGTCTGCTTTGCTTTGTTCCTATCAGTGTCATATACGACACCACGGTATGTGACTTGTGCCATTTGGTTTCTCCTAAAGTAGTTGGACTTTTTAAATCCGTTCCTTCAGTCGGCTTTTGCGTCCTCTTGCGAGGATGAACGAACCCGTTCCGAGTCGGCTTACTTGCGTCTTATGGTTCAAAATTGCAATCTTCTTCTACTTTAGTTTTAAAGTAGTTTATCAAGTCTGACTTTGATCGTTCATCAAGATATTCATCTTGTCGAACCTCTGAAGCCAGATCCCTCCACCCATCACATTTAATAGTCCAGTGGACTGGTTCATGGTTAGCGAGTAGAAGTGGTAAAAGAATGCCCATAAGATGAACGATGTGTTTATATTAACACATTCATAGTATATAGTCAAGCTCTTTTGTATTTTATGTTACAGAAAACCCTACAGTGTCAAATTTTGGCGGGATATTTTTTGCCCCATATTTGAATCGTACATCGAAATCCCGTAGAGACTGGAGTAACACAATGATGCTGATAATTATTATTAATTATTAAAAATTTTTTCTTAGGTAGAATTGTATGATAAGTATTGTTTTCTTTCCAAATAAACCATCCTCCAAAATCAGGATGCCACTCCTCATTAAGATATAAAGTAGCACCAAATAATCTATCACTTACTTCATCTGTATGCCAACTAATTCCAGACTGAGGTTGCCAGATATAATATTGAAATATTAATTCATCGTGCTCTGGCAGAATTGATTTTAATTCTTCTTTTAATAAATGATAAATGTTTTCTGATACATCACTAATAATACAACTACCAACAATTCCTTGTTTTATTCCAGAATCCCAAGTTACACTACTGGATTTCCAACAATTATGATACCTTTTTTCGTTAAGTTCATTCGTACATTTTTGGTACAAATCATTTGTGATAGCATCTTCAATTAATATCATGTAAAAAAAACCTTATAAGGTCAATTTTTGGCGGGATTTTTTTTCGACTATTTTTGAAACTACTTCCGCTTTTTCTTTTTGGGTGCTGATTCACTACTGTATCCCCATAGAGATGGTTTAATCATGCCCTGTCCATACTCAATTCGTTTTACATTCGTAAACTTATCATAATACATGTCAAATATCTTAACTCTTGAACCTCTCGTTAAATCTTGATGCTCTTTACCATCCACCAAATAAGTAACGATAGATGCGTCTGTGGGAGCCTCTTTTGTCATGACATCAGCAGAAGAACCATTCTCGACTAATATTTCTGTGCCATACATCTCTTTTAAAGACTCTTTCTCAGTTGAAGTCCAGTAAGTTTCTCTAATTTCTGGTTTCTCTGATTTATCATTTTGTGATAATTGACCTAGTGGTTTAGTCATGAGCGACCTCCCCATACGATTTGTGGATACGCTTCACCTGCAATTTCTTTTGTAATCTTGTACTTATCTGTTAACCTTCCATCTTTTACTAAAACTAATATCTCTGCCTCTAATGGATGTAATCCTTCAAGTATGTTTATAAACATCGTTTCTCTACGAAGATTACTAAGACCATTGTTACCACCCTTAAGGAAGTTATAAAACTTAGTGTATTCTTTACGAATAGACGCTTTCCCTTGGTCTTGAGAACCTAAAGAAGTAGTTCCCAATTCACCCATTTTACCTACAGCATCATTAATTTTATCAGATAAAGTACCTGTCATACTATTATCTTCTCTTGTATTTCCATAAGGTACATCTCCCTCTGGAAGTAATGAGATTGCAGTTTCATCGAAGTTCCAAATCAAAAGTGCCATGATAGAATCATGAGCATAAGTTTTTAGAACTTCAATTTTCTTTGCCTTTGTCCTTTGCTTTGACGCTGCATCTAAAACTTCAAATGCAAAAGGAACCTTTGATAAAACAGGAATCTTTGTAGTTTTAGCTTTCACTGTTTTAGTCGTCGTCTTCTTCGCTGTTGTTGTCATAATTTTCAAATCGGAATGCTACTATTTCATCAGGAACTATATTACCATTTCTATCATACATCTCTGGGTGGATTTTTTCAACCTCTTGATAATTCATCATGTAATCTCTTGCAACCCATCCTCCTATTACTCCTACGATTAGAAACAATATGAACAGAAATGCTGCGAACACAATGCTTACTGCTAACATAATTCTCCTGAGATTATTTTTTTGGTTTTACATCCACATAAAAATCAAAGTGAATGTTTATGTCCTTGTTAAAAAAAGAAATCATCTTATCTAACAACAGACGAAATGATTTAGGTCTCTTTCTTTTACCTCCTGAGAGTATCAACTCAAAACCACGATCAATGTGGTCGGTTGATTTATTTATGTCTTTATTTTGCGATTTGATTTTCTCGCAAGAACTTGATTGTGTCAACACAACCTCCTAGTTTTTTACCGTCAACCACCACTTGTGGAAAGGTTGACCCTTGACCAAATTCACCATAAAATGAATCACGATCAAAGTCTTCATTTAAATTATACACCACATAACTCAGTTTTGTCAAGTCCATCACCTGTTTGATTTTATCACAATATGGGCAACCGTCCTTTGAATAAACTGCAAAGTTCATATATCTTGTTAAATAATGATTTATAAATTTAATGTTTTCTTATTATATCAGACTTAAAAAATTGTCAAGTATTATCTTCTTACACCATAATAATAATCCACATCAGCAAATCTGGATGAAACACAACTTCCCTCTATCCAACCACCAGCAAAAGATGACACATTAGGAGTGGAGCTAAATTCAACTCTTATTACATAATTAGTTCCT